TAATAACCAAAAAGCATTGGATACATTCTTGGAAGACAATGTAAACCAAACATTATCTTTATTAGAAAAAGAAATCAATAATATTGATATTGTTGAAATTAATGAGATTTATTCAGGATTGGATAGTAAGTTTTCAAAATATGATTTATATGAAACATTTAAAGCCATAAATGATAAATGGATATCTGGTAGTGAATATACAACTCGTACATTATTTGAAGATGTGATATTCTTGGATAGAGGTAATAGGAACATAGGTGATTTGTATTATGTTGATATTTTTGATTTAAAGAAGATTTTTATTGGGACAAGAACAAACTTGAAAACCCCTGTCTTTAATTTTATTGGTGGAATCTTGGTTAAGAATAATTTTAATGTTTTACCAATGCCATCTTATGTTAATTTTTATGGGGCATTATCTGCAAATGATGATATTAATGATGTTATTGGAACAGCAACAGAAATAGCAAATGATGTTTGGGGAAATTATTCTGATGTTGATTATAGGAAATCAGGACCAAAACTTGTTTGCATCTATTCTGGTAGGGGGTCAACAACCCCATCTGGACCAAAAGATTTTAGATATGGGGATGATGCTATTGATATGTTAAAACCATCAAAGATACCTTTCTTGGAAGACCAGACAAATAAAAAAGATTGGTCACAGTCAAATAAATGTGTTAGTTTCTTGGTTGATGCAGGAATTAGAAATCAAGCCATATTCTATGGCATTCAAGTGGATCAGAATAGCGGCACAGCAACTCTTGAATCATTAATTCAACAGGAGGCTTTAAGAAATTCTGCATCAAATAGGGGTGTAGCAACACAAAGTGTGTCATTATTTAACTTGTATAAGAACTTGAGTTACAAGTCAACAATTAACTGTATGGGTAATGCATTGATACAACCAACAATGTATTTCAATTTGGAACATGTTCCTATGTTTGGGGGGCCTTATTTTATTACAGAAGTTTCACATAATATAGCACCAGGTTCATTTGAAACAACATTCACAGGGGTTAGACAAAGTATTTATTCACCCCCAAGCACAGATACATATCTTACAAGTATTAATGAAAATTTATTAACAAAGATTGAAAGCAATTTTGCAAAATCTATTGTTAATGAAAAAGATGAAGAGGCAACAGCAACAAATAACACACAAACACAAGGTTCAAAACAAACAAATTCAAGTAAGTGTGGTAAATATTTATATTCAGGTTATTCTGAATATGAACAAACTACAGAAGAATTAATAGTTTATTCATCAGCTACACAAATTCATACAGCAATAAATTCAAAATTTCCAGGGAATTCAAAAATGGTAGATTATATATATCTTATTAGTTATTTGGCATCTTATGAAAAAGATGGATTTAAGGCAAATCACAATAATTTTGGAAATGTTTGGTTAACCTATTATAGGGGTGATATGGTTGATTACAATTCAGGAGAACCATTACACTTTTGTGCAAAAATGGATAAAAAGGAGAGCATACAAACACCTTTTGCAGTTTTTGGTTCATTTGATTTATATTTGCTTTATATGGAAAGAGCTTTGATTGGTTTTATGGCTCGTTTTTCTAATTTGGAAGGGAGTAATGAGGATAATTTTATTAAATTTTATATTATAGACTGGTTATATGGGCAGAATCCAGGTACTAACACAGCCTTAGATGCAAACAAGAATTTTGAAAGATTACAGAAGAACAAATTTTATGATGAATTAAATAAGAAATATGCAGATGCAAATATATCATTAAAATCTTTAAGACCTATAGTAACAGAAGAGCAAAAGGAATTATATGTTAGTGCAAGAAATAAATTAACAGGACCAAAATTAAATAAAGTGTGTGAATATACCTATAATAATATTAGGATTTATAGAACACCAGCAGAACCAGAATATACTTTACCATATTATCTTGATATGTTTTTTGAGGCAAAGAATCCAAAAGAATTGTTATATTTGGATGCAATGAATAAAACCATAGAAGATACCTTGGTAAGATTATATATACTAGATAGTGCACCATTTATTTCATTTTTTGATGTTAAGGTTAATTCAGGAGCAACATATAGCATAGCAGTTAGTTTAAAGATAGATAAGCAACCTAATAATATTCCATATACTGGGTTTAAGTTTGGTGCCGAATCTGGGGATACAGCAACAAGCGGTTTTGTTGTAACAAATGATATGTTTATAGGTTCGATTACTAGTAATCCTAATTTTAGCAAGGGAAACCAAAAAAAGGAAGAAGATGATATAATTGGGGATATAATTTCACATAAAGATAATTTGTTGAACATTAATTATATTGCTGTAAATTATACAAAATTAATTTTATACCCAAAATTGGAGTAAATTATTTTGATAATTCAAAATATTGATATATTTATATGTAAAATAAATTGACATGATTGAAAATTTGAATAACTACTTAAAATCAACAACACAACAAACATTGGATGATGGTTCAAAAGAAGTTTGTGACTTAATTACAGGAGAATGCTATGTTGTTAAGGAAAAAGATGGTTTAATAGAAAGAACTGAAAATAAAACAGTAAATAGACAGGTTAAGGTTAAAACTCATGGGGGTATAAAAGAATTATTAAATGACTAATAAAATGAAAATAGATCAGAAAATATTAAATGAAATTAATAGATACCACAATATAAATAGGTATATTACAGAACAAGATGCACCTCCACCACCACCTTTAGGTGATCCTATGTCAAATCCCAATGCTGCACCAATGCCTAATGCACCTATGACACCCCCAGGCGAAGTTTCACCAATACCTCCAGGTGGGGGTGAAGACCCTTTAAGTGCTGCAAATCCCCAACCAATAGATGTTGAAAATGATGATGATGTTACAGTTATTGATGATGAGGGTGATAGCAAAGAAGGTGATGAAGATTCAGAAGAATTGGATATTACAGATTTGGTTTCAAGCCAGAAGAATATGGAAACAAAGCAGAATGAGTATTTTGATAATTTGTTTGCACAGATTGATAAATTGGAACAGAAGTTGGCAACAATGGATGGTATTTTTGATAAATTAAATGCCATAGATTCCAAGGTGGAGAAGTATAGAGAAAAAACTCCGGAGGAAAAACTTGAATTAAGGACATATGATTCTTATCCTTTTAACCAAAAGTTATCCCAATTTTTTGATGACAAACAAGTTGAAATGGAAAAGAGTGGAAAAAATGATTATGTTTTGACATCTGATGATGTTACAAACATAAACCCAAATGAGATTAAAGATACTTTTTTCCCAACAGGTGATGAAGGTGAAGATGATGATTTTAACAATAATCAGGGATATAAAAATAGATTTTAAGTAATTAATATTTTTTTTAGAAAAAGGGGGTAACACCCCTTTTTTTTTCCTTTAAACTCACCTATCATTGTAGAGTTAAAGCATTGTAAACAAAAACTATATAATATGTCGAATTTAGATGCCATAATGGCGCAGTATGAAAAAAACCAAAAAGGGGAGTCCCAAAAATTATCACAGGAAGACAGAATGAAACGTTATTTTATATTACTGTTAAATGACAAAGAAAGTACAGGGCAAAGAAGGATTAGAATTTTACCAACAACAGATGGTTCATCTGTGTTTAAGGAAGCATGGTTTCATGAATTACAAGTTGGTGGCTACTACCAGAAGATTTATGACCCAGCAGGAAACGACAATGAGGCATCCCCATTGGCTGATGTGTATAATGCGCTTAAAGCAACAAAGAGAAAAGATGATGACGAATTGGCAAAAGATTACAAAGCCAAATTATTCTATGTTGTTAAGGTGATTGACCGTGACAATGAACAAGATGGACCAAAATATTGGAGGTTCAAACACAATTACAAGAAAGATGGCATTCTTGATAAGATTATTCCAATCTTTAGAAACAAGGGGGATATATCTGATATGGATGCAGGAAGAGATTTGATTATTGAATTAGTTAAATCAAAAAGTCCAAAAGGTAAGGAATACACAACTGTTTCAACAATCATGTATGATGACCCAACCCCATTATCTGCAGATGAAAATCTTGCAAAGAAATGGGCAAATGATGAATCAACATGGAGAGATGTTTATAGCAGGAAACCATTAGAATATCTTGAAGCAATTTCAAGAGGTGAATCCCCAAGATGGGATGATTCCCAAGGTAAATATGTTTATCTAAATAGTTCAAATTCAGAGGCATCATTTGGCGGTTCAGTTGTTGCAAAAAACGCAACAACTCAGCAAACAAGTGTTATTGTTGAAGAGGAGTATAGTGATGATGAATTACCATTTTAATTAACCTAAAAGAGATTTTTTGCAAAAAGTACCATAAAACAATACTTTGTGCAAAAAATCTCTCTTTTAAAATCAAAAAAATATATGGCAGGAATAAAGAAAAAGGTAGCAAAAACCAGTGTTGATGCTATCAAGGAGAAGTTTTCGACAAAAACAAAGTATAAACCAGAGGATTATTATTCATGTGGTGATGCTTTTTACAATGCTTGTGGTGTTCCTGGTCCAGTAATGGGTGGCATTAGTATGTTCTTGGGACATTCCAATACAAGCAAGACAACAGCAATGATATTGGCAGCAGCCGATGCACAAAAGAAAGGTCATTTACCTATATTCATTATCACTGAAAAGAAGTGGAATTGGGCACATGCTGTTGAATTGGGATTGAATGCTGAACTTAATGATGAGGGTGAATGGGATGGTGATTTTATCTTTAATGATTCATTTGATTATATTGAACAGATGACAGATTTCATCAATGAGATTCTGGATGCTCAAGAAAAGGGTGATTTACCATATTCTGTTTTATTCTTAATTGATAGTATTGGATCAATACCTTGTAAGATGACTTATGATGGCAAAGGTGGTAAGATGCACAATGCGGCTGTTCTTGCTGATAAGGTTGGAATGGGTTTACATTCAAGAATTTCAAAATCAAAGAAAGAAGAATACCCCTACCACAACACAATGGTGGTAATCAATCAACCTTGGGTAGAATTACCAGATTCACCATTTGGACAACCAACAATCAAGGCAAAAGGTGGTGAGGCATTATGGTTGGCATCTTCATTAATATTCTTATTTGGAAATCAGAAGAATGCTGGTATTAACCATATAACAGCAACAAAGAATGGTAGGACTGTTTCCTATGCAATTAGGACAAAAGTATCCATATTGAAGAACCATGTCACTGGTATAGCATATAAAGATGGAAAGATATTGGCGGTTCCTCAAGGTTATTTGCCAGACACAAAAGAATCCATTGAGAAGTATAAGAAAGAATATTCTCAATACTGGAATGGTATTTTATCTGGGGATGGGGATATTACTTTTTCTGAAAAGGAAGAAGAGGAAACTATAATTTTTGAATAATATGAAGAAAACCCTACTAATAGATGGAAACAATTTGTTTACAATTGGTTTTCATGGCGTTCGTGAATTTTATTCTGAAGGCAAACATATTGGTGGGGTTTTCCATTTTCTAAATACAATTAGATTATTTCTTGAGAAACATAATCATGATAAAGTTGTTGTATTCTGGGATGGAAATGAAAACTCACTAATAAGAAAAAATATCTATCCAAGATACAAGGAAAACCGTAGAATTTCTTTGGATGAGCATAAGTATGAGTCTTATCTATACCAAAGGGAGAGGGTTAAGGATTATCTTGAAGAAGTTTTTGTAAGACAATGCCAAGTTAATCAAAACGAGGCAGATGATTTAATTGCCAATTATGTGCAAGTTGCAAAGGATGAAAATATTATTATTTTTTCTGGGGACAAGGATTTAACCCAGTTAATTGGTGAGAATGTTATGTTATATTCCCCTGTGTCAAAAACATATTCCAAAAAAGGGGATTTAATTCATTTCAAAAACATTGATATTCCGCATAATAATGTTTATGTTTATAAAGTATTGATTGGTGATACATCTGATAACATCTATGGTATCACAAATTTTGGTGAGAAGAAATTAAAGACATTTTTTCCTAATTTTGATAAGAGAGATTATACCTTACAAGAGGTTTTAGATGAGGCAAAAGCATTGTTTGAACAAAACAAGAGCAAGACATTGAGCAATTTATTATCTGGTATTAGCAAATCTGGTTTGGTTGGGGATGAGTTTTTTGAGAAGACAGGAAAAATAATTGATTTAAGAAATCCGTTAATCACAGATGAAGGCAAGACAATGGTCTATGAAATTTATAGTGAGAGATTGGATCCAACAGACAGGAGTTATACAAACTTATTGAAGTTAATGAGAGATGATGGGTTCTTTAAGTTTTTACCAAAAAGAGATGATGCTTGGGTTGATTTTGTTAAGCCATTTATGAAATTAAGTAGAAAAGAGAAAAAATTTTAACAACAAAAAAAACTATTATGAGACAGAGTGAAACAACAAAGGTGGAGTTTTTGCTAACATTGAACAACAACATTATTGTTCAGAGGTTTTTAAACATTAAGGGTATCAATCCTGATGCCAAGGATTCTTTTGAACTCTATGAGTTTGTCAAGTATTTTTCAGAAGATTTGGCACAGTATTTGAAAATGAAATCAATTGGTTATCTTATTGAAAATAAGGATAGCATTTTGTATAACCCTTCAATTATGGAGACCTCATCAACAGATGAAGCAGAGTTATTCAACATTTATGTAAAAATTGGAGACCAAGTTGTATCCCATAGAGTAGTTGATGGGAAGTTATATCCCCCAAAGGTTAGATATACTGTTGATATTCGCTACTTCATTAAAGATTCATTAAAGGACTTGACAAATATCTTAATAAACCAAAACTTAACACACCAGTATTTAGAGAAAAATTTATTATCTAACCATTAATCTTTATTTTTATGTCAAAGAATTTTGATTACCTGGGTCAGACGTTCCAGTTGCAATTAATCAATCAGATTATTTTAGATAAGGAATTTGCAAGAGCCATATTAGATTTTATTAAAATATCTTATTTTGAGAATAAGTATTTTAAGTTAATCATACAAATGATTAAGGAGTATCATAAGAAATATGATGCTGCCCCAAACTTTGAAACACTAAATATGATTGCCAAATCTGAAATATCACAAGAATTGGCATTAAAGATTGTCATTGATACTATTGCAAAAGTAAGTTCAGCACCATTAGATGGTGTTGAGCTTGTCCAAGAAAAAGCACTTAAATTCTGCAAACAAGAAGAAGTTAAGATTGTTTTGGAAAAAGCACAGAAAGTCATTAATGAAGGTGATTTTGAATCTTATGATCAACTTGAGGAGTTGTTAAGATATGCTTTGCAAGTTGGTGTTAAGGAATCAAACGGTTTTGAGGTTTTTAATGATTTGGTGGGTGTGTTGGATGAGGATTATAGACACCCCATACCAATGGGTGTGAAGGGCATAGACGTTCTCTTAAAGGGGGGTTTAGCCAAAGGTGAGGTTGGTATTATATTTGCAGGTCCAGGTATTGGTAAATCAACCCTATTGACCTTGGTTGCAAATACAGCATTCAATAACAATTATAATGTTCTACATATATTTTTTGAAGATAATCCAAAAATTATTCAGAGAAAGCATATTACACTTTGGACAAAAATATCCCCAGATGAATTACCAAATAATAAGGATATTGTTTTTGATACAGTTAACAAAATAAAAGAAACTCATACAAATAAATTAATATTAAAGAAATTACCATCTGACACATTGACAATGAACCAAATAAAGAATCAAATCAGAAAGGTTATTGCTGATGGTATTAAACTTGATTTGGTTGTTTTGGATTATATTGATTGTGTTGTTCCAGATAGACAAGGTAATGATGAGTGGAAAAACGAGGGATCTGTTATTAGACATTTTGAGGCTATGTGCCATGAATTGAATATTGCCGGATGGCTTGGTACGCAAGGAAATCGGAGTAGTATTTCTGCAAATGTGGTGACAAATGACCAGATGGGGGGGTCAATAAAGAAAGCCCAGGTTGGTCATGTCATTATTAGTATTGCAAAAAGTTTGCAACAGAAAGAGATGAATTTGGCAACTGTGGCAATAACCAAGTCAAGGATTGGTAAAGATGGTATTGTATTTGAGAATTGCAAGTTTGATAATGAAATGCTTGAAATTGATACTGATACAACAGCAACATTCCTGGGATTTGAGGAACAACAAGTGGAACGTAAGAAAGAAAGGATTAAGGAGTTATTGGTTAAGAAAAATAGCAATGATAATTTTTTGTGAAAAATTGATTTTATAATCAAAATTGAATACTTTTATTTTTTGGTTTCATATTTATCTTAACCATAATAAAAAAAATATATGAAGAACATTTTTGAAAAGAGGGTAAATATTTTACCTTATGAATATCCATCCTTATTAGCGTATAAGGATGCTATTAGGCACTCATACTGGATTGCAACTGAATTCAATTTCACAACTGACATTGATGATTATAGGACAAAAATAAGTCATGAGGAGCGTGAAGTTATTAAAAGAACTATGTTGGCAATTGCACAAATTGAGGTGAATGTGAAAACATTTTGGGCTGACTTATATAAGAGAATGCCCATAACTGAAATTGGTGATGTTGGTATGACATTTGCAGAATGCCATGGTGAGGGAACTGAAATACTAACACCCAAAGGTTGGGTTAACTTTAAGGATATTGATACTAATACAGAGGTTATTCAATATGATTTAGAAACCAACACAATGACATCTGTTTTACCAAGTAATGTTATCAATGAACCTTACAAGGGAAAGATGCATAGGATTGAGAACCAAACATACAATGCATTACTAACCCCCAACCATAACATTTACTACAAAAATAGGAGTGGTGATATTGTTAAGAAGGCTATTAAAGATATTAATGCTTTTAGTAGTGATATGGAACTACCTTTTTCTGGTAAATTTGTTAATGAGGGTGTTGATGAGTTGAGTTTGGAGGATAAAATTAATATTGGAAACTTTGATTGGGTTGATTTATCAGATAAGTCTGAAAAGTGGTGCAATTCTTTTATTTATGAATTAACAAAATTGGAGGGGTCTAAACTTGATAGTGAGACTCAGAATGGTGATTATATTATTAAACACCAAACTATTAGTAAATTGTTTGCAGATAAGTTGCAAGTTATAGGTATTTTTGCTGGGTATGTAGTTGATATAACTAATGATAAAGATGTTTACAATGTAAGTTTTGTAAAAACTAACACCTTTTCTTCTATAACTGATAAACCTACTATTGAAGATTATGATGGTAACATCTATTGTGTTACAGTTCCTACTGGATGTATTGTGACTAGATATAATGACAAAGTTTTAATTTCAGGAAACTCGGAAGTTCGTCATAAGGATGCTTATGCTCAATTATTAAGAATTCTTGGATTGGAGAATGAATTCCAGACTGTTATTGAAATTCCAGCTATAAAGAATAGAATTAGTTATTTGGCAAAATATTTAGATGGGACAAGGAGTAGGGAGAATAAAATGTACACAAAGTCTGTATTATTATTTTCATTATTTATTGAACATGTGAGTTTGTTTAGCCAGTTCTTGATTATGATGTCCTTCAACAAGGAGAAAAATCTATTCAAAGGTATTTCAAATGTTGTTGAGGCTACCTCAAAGGAGGAAGAAATCCATGGTAATTTTGGATCAGAACTTATCAACATTATCAAAGAAGAAAATCCAGAATGGTTTGACGAAGAATTTGAGGCATTGATTGTGTCAGCTTGTCATAAAGCATATGCCGCTGAATGTGGAATATTGGATTGGATATTTGAGAACGGTGAATTAAGTTTCTTGTCAAAAGATACAATTAAACATTTCATTCAAAACAGATTTAACAATTCATTAAATAGAATTGGAATGAAGTCAGTATTTGAAGTTGATTTTACAGAGATTGAGAAGACATTATGGTTTGATGTGGAGATTTTATCAACAAAGGAGGGGGATTTCTTCTATAAAAAATCGGTGGATTATAATAAAAAGAGCAAGAGTATAACAGAGGATGACTTATTTTAAAAAACAAACAAAATGAATAAAGAAAAATATTATTGGTTAAATGATGAGAGTAGGCTTTTCTTATCAAGGGGATATATTAGTGAAACCCCCGAGCAAAGGATTAAAGATATTGCAAATAAAGCAGAGGAATATTTAAAAATTGATGGGTTTGCTGTTAAGTTTGAGGATTATATGGCAAGGGGTTTTTATAGCCTATCAACACCTGTATGGATTAATTTTGGCAAGGAGAAGGGATTA